AATCTGTTTGGCAAACTCAACAACTTCGTGACCTTTAGTTTGGCTCGCTATTGGTGTGGTCTGTAGTCTCGGTTCTGAGTTGCCGTAATGCTTCAAGTGGGTCTTCACCAACTTCCACTTCAGGTTTCTCTTTACGACCAAACAAACTAAGGCCGTACTTATCTAAACCACTTTGCAACTGTGTTAAGTATTTGATTTCTTCCATAGGTTTTAACATTCCTGAATCAAGAACACCTGCAATTACAAATAATGCGCTCAAGCCTGCAAGGTCAAGTTCAGTTATAAACCCTTGACGCTTAGCTTCTTCAGTTGCCTTGTCAAGTGCTGGCAATATGCGTTGTTTTTCTTCTCTTAAGCCCATTTAGTTTCCTTTAGGTAATTCAAACGGCGTTTTAAGTTCTTTCGGAGAGAAAGAAGTGGCAGGGGTCGGTGATGTCTTATCGTGCTCAAAAAATCGTATCATTTCGCGTTCTTTTTTCTTTCTTGCTCGTTTACGATTAAATTGTTGCTCGGTTTTTGAGCCTTTAGAGTAGTTGCAATGTGAGCAAGCAGCAACGAGATTACTGAGTTCATCTGTGCCCCCTTTGTCGAGGGGTGTGAGATGGTCGACTGTATTAGCTGTAGGAATTCCACAGTAGTAGCAGGTGTTGTTGTCTCGTTTAAGGACGAATGCTCTAAGCTTTCGCCATCTTGTTGATGAACCATTACGTCTTATTATATCCATACGTTTATAGTATATCTGTTAAGAACCTTTGAGTGTTGAAGTACAGAGAACGGCTTAATGATTAGAACCATTCTCTTAGTATGAACCCCTGAGGTTTCGTACTTTCAAACGGACGCGTTATTTATTATTCTGCGTAGTCTCGCCATATCATCACAAACTTGTTTAACTACCAGGAGACTCGTTGATAGTAGCTTGTGATGTCGTAACTTCTCGTATTGTTACACGCTATGCATAGTGGGCATAGTTGTTTAAGACCCTCTGACGGCCATTAAATTGCTTACTAAGCAACCCTCAAGTTAAGGTTTAGAGTTGGCTTGAGCGACCAACAGGTTACTTATATCAGTAATCGTTATAGTTGTCTATCCTTGGGTCTTGAATCATATCGTTAATACGTATTAAGTTTTCTTTACGCGCTAAATCTAAATCTATTTTATCTTGATATTCTTGTAACTTCTTTTTATCTTCTAACCTTTTTTGGTAACACTTAGCATCACGACACGCAACTTCTTTACTGTTGTCGTAATCGTAATGGTAATGCAGGTATATGACATTACTCATTGTCACACTCGTGTATCAGTTCTTTAGCAATCATCTTATGACAACCTTTGCACCAAATATATGTTGCCATTATTTTAAGTACAACTTAATTGCTAAAGCTAATGATGCGACGCTTATACACGCACCAGCAAATAAACCTACTATAAATTGTTGCATTATTTAATCCTTGTCATACACCATTTGCAGAAACTAGCGTTATAGCACCAGCCACCACAGCTAACACATCTACTTATTAAATTTAACATAGTTTTTTACCACTTCCCACAAGTTAGCCAAACCAAACACAGCTAGTATGACACCTGCGAATAATAGTCCATCTATGTATCTTTGTTCCATTTGTTGCCCCTGTCTTGACTTAGTGTTTTTTTTCTACTATCTTTCTTGCTTCTTCCATATCATCTCTGTTGTGGAAGTTTGACGCTTTGTTGAGTAAGTCTTGTGAAATTGACAGTCGTAAGACTTGCTCTAGCTTGTATACGTCTTGTGGTTTCATTTGCCCCCCTCTCTTGGTCTTATTGTCGCATAAATAACACTAATAACACCAGAAACACACCTAAAAATGCTGTAAATACTTCCACGTTATTTCACCCCCATAATTTTAGAACATTGTGGAAACGCTCTTTCAAATCCTTGCTTCTTTACAAGCTTCTGTGCGCGTAGGAGTTGTTCACGCACAGATGCCCGAGCAGGGTCACCAGTTCCCCCGACATAACCCCAACTACGACTATCAAACTGAAACAAGCCCCTGTACTTGCCTGTTCTGTTAATCGCTTCTGGATTTAATGACGACTCACAAATGGCTATTTTCCGATAGTCACTTGGTAGTAGCTCAACGTCATTAAAATATGGGTTCATTAAAAGTATTTCTAAAATTGGTCTGTCTTCCAATCTGCAGCTGCCATCTCACCTTGTTGGTGGCTTGATGGAAGTCTAGAAGCGTTTAACCAGGCACTTAAATTATCTGCCAATTGTTCTTGGTTATCTAATTGGTTTTTAACAATTGTGTATGGTGTCAGTTCTAGCTTAGAAAACTCTTGTTCCTTACTTAGGAATTGCAGATATTTCAAGAGCTTCTCTTTATCCCAGTCAGTATAGATACGTTTACACAGACTATGCAAGAAGTTTATTTGCTTTTCTGTAGCAATACGATAAGACCCAAAATAGCCCATTTCTAAGCCTTGTCCTTGTCCTGATATAGGCGCAGGGGTTTCGGGCTTAATTTTGCCCTCTATGGGCTTTGTAGGGCTATCTGGTGGGGTCTGCCAAGGGTCGTTTTCTGGGTTCACGTTACGTTGCACTTCCTCTCGGCTAGCAATACCTTTAGTCACAGCAATACCAAGAGCTGCAATAGCTCTTCCCCAGGCCGACGTTTCCAATACCATAATTTCAGACCCTCTAGCAAAACCTCTAGCTGGTACACGTTCCCAAGCCCAACCACTTGCATAATTCATTTTGTCTCTATCTGGGTATGCAAACGCTTTACCATAAATGTATGTTTCGCCGTTAAATTCGAGTACACCTTTGTATTCAAAATGCAAAGTGCCCTCTGGGAATTTGTCGTAAAACATTTGTATTCTGTCTTTAACTTCTATGTAGTTCTTTAGATAATCCACTTAGTTCACTCCTATAAATAGTCCGTAAAATTCCTGTAATTGCGCTAGCTTGTTTTCACAATCGCATTTCTCAAATATGCACCTGGTTCTGTGGTAATAGTCCATAGTGTGATATGCGTGCGCTAATAAATGTGATATTGGATACCACTCTTTTTCCATATTGCCCCTCTCGTTAAAACGAGATTAAAGCAAAGGTGCGTCAAAACAGGGCATTGAATTATAACAATTTGATAACGGCTTTAACGCCAGAGTTCGCCCTCAGCTATGAAAGACCCATCTTTATTAAAAGGCACTAACTCAGGTTTAACTATGCCGTCTTGCTCGTACAAGATTCCAAAGCCTGCTTGCCAGTTAGCGTGCCCCTCTTTCATATAACGCATACCAGAAGAATTAAGGTCGCAAAGATGCCCAACTTCCATACCCCAAAGCGTTGAAAGATTGCCAGCAAATCCGTGACTTGCAGAGCTTATGCCTTGTCTATGTGTGTGACCACAAACAACATTCTTACCTGTTCTTGTAGCTAATCCAAGAGCTGTTTGTCCTGCGTGATTGTAAAGCCTGCCCTCGTCGCCGTGACCCATAATTACGCCTTTAGCAACTTCTGTTAAAGACCTATTATAAGTAACTTTTATATCTTTATCGTTATATCCAAGTAAGTTTTCTATTTTGATTGCATCTATAACACTAAACGCTGGTGCGTGACGACTTATGTATTTTTCAATTCGTATTGTGTGATTGCTTCGTTGTATTTGGAAAGGCTTACTGCGTCCAATAGCACTACGGAATTCTTTGAGCAAGCCTTTCAAACCTATTATATTCTTTTGTAACGAACCCTCAAACTCTAGGGCTGTGCCTCTTGCATAAGTTGATATTGTTTGACAATCAAGCTCATCGCCAACACATAACAATTTATCTGGTTTGACGTAGGCTATGTAATCTAAAAGACTTTCAACGTAAGATTTTTTTATAAAAGGGTATTGCAAATCTGAAATTACGACGTAACGTTTAATAGTTACCTCTTTCGTGTAGGTTTCTTACCTAACTGTGAGTTAATACTATCTATAGTACTACGAATTTTAACAACATCTATTTGTAGGCGTGTCACTTTATCCGATAAAGAACTTCCACCATTAGGAAACAATTGAGATTTCATTTTAGTAATTTCTGTAGTTGCCTTAATAACCAAAACAAGAATAGTAATAAGCAAACCAATAATGCCAATAAGTTCATTTATCATTGGCCGTCGTACCAATTGGGGTCATAAAAGTCGTCATCTTCATCTTCATCAGGTGCAAGAGTGAATTGGTATTTTTCTGCTGCGTAGTTAATCATTCCAAATACTGAATGTTGTGGCATATCTTCGTTAGCCATAATCTTAATTGTTTTTTTCTTGCCATCAAAGACTTCTAAAAGTGTGACGAATCCAACGATTAGTTTTCCGTCTTCGTGTGCTTTGTTAATGACTTTAATTAACTCACTTGCCATTACGTCTGGTAGTTCAATTGTTTGCTTCTTAGCTTTAGGTTTGCTCATATTCCAAATACCTTTCCGTTGAGGTCTCCTGACTTAGTAAAGGATATATGAATATGTGAAACGTGAGGGTTAGCACCTTTGTAGACACGCCAAGCCCAGTTTTTAAGTGGCGAGGCTATTCGGTGTTGATGGATTACGTAACTAATCCTTTTGTCGCCTTTAAGTGCAATTGTCTTAATCTGTTCGGCTAATAGCCAAGATTCTTTAGATGAGCCTTTAACAAGGTCTGAGTCAATATCTATAGCACGAACCCAACCATTTTTATCTGGGTTGTGGTCTGACTTGCGTGCGTTGTGTGCTGTGTCGCCTATCCAGCCATCTGAGCGTTTATCTCGCTTAGGATACTTGGCGTTTATTTCAGAGCGTAATTGCTCAGCTGCTTTACTTAACCTTGGTTTTGGCATTTGGATTCATCGCGCCCATTGAAGCAGCTACGACAGCACCAAGTACAGCTCTGTAATCAAGGGCGAAGTCTGTTGCTTGCCAAGCTGCTAAGAAAGCAATTGCAGCTAAAGAAAATTGTTTGTGGTTAAAGGATTGAAGCAAGTTCATCTTTTGTTAGTCCTGCTATTTCTGCTAACTTTTTGATAGCAGATTCTCTAGCTTCTTGTTTGGCTTTATACTCGGCTTCAAGTAGTTGTAGTTCTTTAACAACTGCTTCTCTATCTGCAATAAAAGCGTCTTTATCTACGCCTGTCAATTCAATCTTGTCATTATCTATTCCTACAAATATTTTTTGAGTTGCCATAATGTATTCTCCTATGCTTTATTAAAACCGTAGACGGATATTGTGCCAGAAATGTTAGTTGAAGCAGGAGAAAATACAGTAAAGCCGTCATAAGAAACAGTTTGATTATGATAAGCAATCTGCATAGAACCAGTTTCACCATTTCTTTCTAATTGTGTTGAAGTCATTTGAGTTTCAGTTGCAAGAAAAGGATTAAAGATTTCAATTGTTTGGAAAGAATATGAAGTGCTGGTGCTTGCTGCACTTAAACTGAACCAACTTGTTGTTGATTCTGTTTGATTAAATAAACCAGATGGAACATCTGAACCAAAACCACGCCTTACATAAGATGAAGCCGTAGTGTTATCAGTTCCAGAGGCTCGAAGTCTTAACCTAACAGCAGTAGCACTTGCACCAAAAACTTTAGTTAAAACAATTTTGTAATTATCATAAGTTGCATTAAAAACACTATTTATAGATTGACTGGTTACTCCACTAAAACTAGTTGTATTCAGTAATACCATTCCAGCCTTTTTAGTACCAAGGGCTGTATTCATAGCTGTATCTATGTCTTGACCAAGCGTGGCAATAGCCGTAGCGCCATCTTTAACAAGGTCTGTGCTCTGAGGAATATCAAAGCCATAATTGGTCGTAGTAGTTGCCATTGTTCTAGTTTATCCTTTTCTTAAATAACGTCAAGCCACACAGTTGTATTGTCTAGGTTCTGCCATTGGGTTAATGGATTGTAGTCTTCCCATTGTACATCAAGAGTTGAGTAGATTGAATTAGATACAGACATAGTAAGTTCTAGGTTTCGTCTACCTAATGTCCAAGTCCAACCCTCAACAAAGCCCTCAAAGAAACCTGAAGATATAAGCCCTATTGGGATATTGTCCACATAAAGCAAAGTGTCCATAGATACAGCTAGTAAATCATCTCTAACAGTATTAGTCATAGCATCATTGGCTAGGTTTACTGATACTTCTTCTAGTGAGGTTCTAGGTGTTCCTCTAAAGTTAACAAAGTTTACGGCTTGTTCTTGGGCGTCAATTTGTTGGGCTAGTATTGTGCTTCTAATTTCTTGCAATAAACCATAATCATTTATTGAACTATCGTTTTGAGCTGCTTCTTCTAGTATTGGGTCGTCGTATTGAATAACAACGCTGTTTACAATATCTGCTGTTTGTAATCTTGTTTGAATATCAGCGTTAGCAAGGTTTGCGTCTAGTTCAATTAGGTTATCTGAATAGTTAGTTATTCTTCGTTCTGCGTCTGCGTAGCCAATTTCAAAATCTGTGGTGTCATATAAGTACCCTAATCCTGATTGTTGGGTTTCATCAGTTAAAATATATGCTTGTTGTATTTCAGCTGTTCTAGCTAATACTTCGTAACGTCCTGGGTCAATTGTGTCTATGCCTTGTACACCATAATTAGCCCAAGTCTCTGTAGTAAAATCGTTCCAAGTTTGTGTGTTACTTAAATCTTCCCACGCAATAAATAAAGTTTCTTCAAGTATTCGTTGTATACGTGCGCCGTCTAATTCTTCAGGATAACTAATAGCACCAGCTGTTCGTTTAACAAGTAAACCAAGTGCGCCTATGGCTTGTATTTGTAAAGTATTAGGTTTTCCACTTGCCCCAGCAGCTTCTAATCTGTTGTAAACACCTGAGACTTCACCTGTAAACAATTTGACATAAGTACCTGCTGAATTTGTTACTTCAATAATTACTGGGTCTAACAGCTCAACTACTGGGCTTGCCCCATCAAGGTTTAATAGTTCTATGTTGCAATAACTTGGTTGTGTTGCTTCAAAGAAATCGTTGCGCCCATAGGTAATTGTTCCACCTGAAATTATTTCTGTTGTTTGTACTGTTCCTGCAATAGTAACTCGGTAGGTTGGCGTATATACAGTCATAATTACCTACCTGGAATAAATGGTTTTATACCTGTTGTTTTAAGAGCTGTGTTTTGAACTTTAGTAATTGTTCTAGCTGCCCCTTGTGGGTCAAGTACTCCTTTAATGTTGTTAAAAATGTTTACAGTCTGCAAAGCTTTACCAGGTGCGCCACTTAATATGTTGCTTGTTGCTTTGACTGGAGATACTGATGCTTCAATTAAAGCACCACCTGCAAATGAGTTTTTGAATCTTTCGTAAGCTGCTGTGGCTTGTTCTATTTTTTCTATTGTACGATTTAATGTATCTAAAGTTTTGACAAAAAAACTGTCTGAAGAGTTAGGGTCTATAGTTAATAGTTTTTCAATTGAAGTTGTTAAATCACGCATACTTTCACCTAATTCGTATGCTTTACCCTCAACACCTGTCATATCATAACCAAATGAAACAACACCAGTACCAGCATCATAGAAAGCCCTAGTTAGACCTTGTTTACCTTTTCTTGTAAATCCGTCTACAAGATTTTCTATAGCAGGTACAAAGGTTTTCTTTATTACATCAGATACTTGCAAAACTATTGGTAGTAAAACTTCACCTAATTGAATTTTGACATCTTCAATGTTAGCTGCTAATTGTCTTTGGCTGTTTGCTAATCCGTCTGAAGTTCTTGCAAAATCGCCTTGTGCGTCTGACGTTTGTTTGTATATTGCTGATTGAGCTGCAAGTACTTTGTTTGCAGGTGATAATGCTTCTTTGGTACTTTTAATTAAACCTAATGCTAAAGCCTCGTTTTTAAGTGTTGCGTCATTGAGTAAAATTCCGTAACGTCTAATTGGTTCGGCTTCGCCTCGTAAGGCTGCGCCTATTGCTTGTATAGCGTCTTCTGGTGAAGTGTTGTTAAATGATGCTAAATCTGAGGCTAGTTTTACAAAGCCTATAGAGAATTTAGATAAATCTTTACCTGTTAAACCTGCTGCTTTACCAAGGGTGGCAAAAGTTGATGCAGCATTTACAGCTTGCTTTTTTGATTGACCTAATGAATCTGCAGCTGTTTCAGCAAATTTTTCAATGTCTTTAGAAGCGTCGCCAAATATAACTCTTGCTTTTGATATTTCTTCTGAAAAATCTGAAGCTGCGCCAATAGCATCTTTACCAATTTTTAAAGCAAAAGCGCCAGCAGCCGTAGCTAAACCAGCAAAAGCAACTGCGCCTGCTTTTAAGGCTGTGCCAAGTTTATCGCTAAAACTTCTAGTTTCATTATCAGCTTTGTCTAAACCTTTTATAAAGTCTTTTGTGTCAGCAAGTAACGCAAGTTTAAGTGTCCTAATATCAGCCATTAAATAGCCCTACTTTTCCAACTACTTGTAATCTTTTCATAACCTTGTAACCATTCTTGAGCTATAATTGGTTGAAATCTAGCCATAGCCTTAAACAACCACCAACCCTCTTTGCCACCTTTGCCAGAGCGTCTAGGAAACTGTTTATATTGCTTAGAGCCAAACTCATTACCCATTATCACATAACCAGCAGCAAAAGCACTAGAGCCAACTTTTTGCCTACCACCAATACTAAAACTTGGGGCTTTATCTGATTTAGATATTTTTATAGATTGTGCTACAGCTATTGCTTGACGATTATTAAATGGCGCTGAAGAAGCTGCGCCTTGAGCATATCTTGCACCTCGTTCTGCTAAATCGCTAGCCACTTGTTTCATTTCATTTTTAGCGCCATCGTCCATTTTACTAAATGCACGTAACAAAGCTCGATAATCTTTATCAACAGGAACTAATCTAATTGCTTTAGCCATTAGCTTGCTCGTTTAATATGTTTATTGCTGTAGCCCAAATATCGGGTTCGGCATTGAGCCAATAGTCGGGTGTTATCCCAGTTGCTATTGCTAGTTCTACTGCTATTCGCCCGATGCTTCGGGCTTGGTAAAATTTGCTGTCTCAAAATCAGAAGCTGCAATAGAGACGACTTTGATTTTCCAAGTGTCAAAACTTTCAATCTTTTTAGTAACACGTTGTTGTATTTTGTGACCAAGAAACAAAAGAAGTGAGTTGCTTGGTGTGTTTTCTTCCATAAGAATTTTAACAATTGACTTACTGTTATAAAGTTCTTTTTCTGCCATAGCAAGTTCGATTGGTCTTGTCCATTCATCAAACTTTTCACCTGTTTCTAATTCCCAAGATAATTTTAATTTAAGCATTGTGTGCCCCTGTTCTGTTTGTTGTTGTTGTTACGCTGTTAGGTCTTCGGTTGGGATACCTACAACTTGTAATGATACTGAACAAGTTTGTACGTCTGCACCTGAAGCTGTAACGCTTGGATATTGTGGCAATACGTAACCAGTTAATGTTACACCAGTTCTTAATGTCATAATAAACGCAATTGTAGTATCTGGGGCTGACTCTGTGCCGTCCCATAATACTTTGTACAAGCTGTTTGGTGATGCGCCTGCGTCGTTTAAGAACTCAATGTCAAGTGTAACGTTTGAGTCTATGTATTTGTATGCTTTGCCTGCGAGGGTGTCAAAAGTTAATCTTTCTGTTTCAAAGTTGATAGCAGAAGAAGTAATTTGCTCTGAGTAGCTATTTCCGTTAACACTCAAAGTTAATTGACGACCACTTAAAATAGTTGTTGCCATTGTTGCCTTTCCTAGCCTGTGTAGGCTGTTTGTAGTTGGATTTCAGCAGATAGCAAATCTGTGCTATTTGTCTGCCTAATTCTCGGACTAGATACTGACAGTATAACCCAATTAGTCGGTATAAGTGCCAAGATTGTTTCTATATCATCTTCCAAGTTTGTTAATGCGCTTGGGTTTGAATACGTAGTGCTGACTATTTCAAGAGTTAGTCTTACGTACCAATTTTTTGAGTTACCAATAG